GTGTAATAGATTTATTTAAATCTGGATTTACAGAATTTAATTTATCTGCTTGATTAGAAAGAAGATATTTCAATTCATTGTCATCAAGCGTTGGAACCATCGTAGGGATAAGTTTTTCTCCTGTTCCCCAATCAATTCCAATAGACAATTCTGTAGAAGAATCTTTGGGATTATCAAGTCTTGGAATTGCACCAAGAAATCCCATTCCTTTTACTGTATTATCTGGACGAAGATTGTTTGCGTTCATAGCGTTGCTGGTGGCGGCTCCTCTACTTCCATCTCAACTACTTCTGTTGCCTCTGGAGTCTCTACCTCTTCGGTTTCCATCTCCTCTGGTTCTTCCATTGGCTCTCCTTGCTCTGCTGCCATCTTGCCTTTTGCCTTCTGAATCTCGGCGCGAGCCTTGGCTTTCTGGAGTGCGAGTTGAGTGATACCTTGTTCCTTGCGCTGCTCGGTGCGTTGAGCGTGGCTGATAGATGCCTTGCCAATCGAAATGTCGGCGAGCTTCTTCTTGGTGTCGATTTCGATACCAGACTTGGCGGTGAGGTATTGGAGTTTAAGTTCTTCTTCGGAAGATTGTTTACCTTGTTCGCTTTGTGCCATTTCTTGGTAAACAGCAGTAATTTCGTCGGCTGCTTTTTGAGCTTGTTGCATTCCACCCATGAATTGCTTGAGGAAGTCTTTCTTCGATGGGTCTTTTGCAATGAATTCAACGTGAGCCATGATGTGTCCACCTTTGAATTGGACAGAACGAACAACCATGCCAAGTTCATCAATGTCTGGTTGACCAGCTTGGATAACTTGCATTGTAGATTGAATCTGCATCATCATGTCTTGCAAGTGACCAGTAACGTGTTCAATATGTGGATCGGTTGGCAATACTGGGAAGTTTGCAGGGTTAACGAATGCATCAGTCATTCCAGCATTTTCAAATCCAATCACACGTTTTGCTTCGCTAACCTTAGGTGACTTAGTATTACGATAACGAACTACGTTGTCCCTACCGGCAAGTGCAGCAATTGCATCTTTAACTGCGTTCTCTTGACCTTCGTTAGCTGGAGTGATTGCTGTAATCTGCAACAGCTTCTCTGCTGTGATAAGTTTGAACGATGGACTACCCGCTCCGTTGATAAGGTTGGAACGAATCGACGTTACATTCTTCATCGATGCCGCTTCTTTAGGAGTTCCAAGTTCTTCTAACTTAGCGTAGAACTTTTTAACATATTCATACCCATCATCATTTGATGTAGATGATACAAACCTACGATATAATTCTCGGAAGTATAATGTTTCGCATTCGTTGAACCGACGAATCTGAGTTCCAGAAAGTTTAGCACTTTCAGCAGCATTCAATTCTGCTTCGCCTTTTGTGCGTTGCTTTCCTCCAGCAGCAGGTGCGTCAATTCGGTATTGACCAAGGCCGCGATAAAGATCACCCATGAAGTATTGCATGAATCCAAGACCTTCTGCAACTGGCAATTGGAATCTATTCTGAGTGAACTTTGCTCCATCTGGCATTACGCTGATTGGCAACCATTCCATTTGCTTGAGCATCTTTGTTGCATCTGGACCTTGACCTTCAATGAGAAGCATTGAGTTTAAACGAACTGCATCTACGAGAGAGTTCATCGTAAAGTCATACTGACGGCAAGCGACAAATGCTTCCTCGGCTTGACTCTTGATATCATGGAATAATCCAGACCCTACTGAATCAGTCAACATATACATCATCTCGGACCAATCTTTAAATTGTCCGATCTTCAGCATCATAAATCCATGATTCTCACGAACTGTCATGTCATTGATCTTCTCTGATCCTTTGACATATTTGTTAAGATACTGACTGATTGGGGTGTAATCTTGCAGTATAATGCATTTACTGATGCTTCCATCAAACTCGCGCCAGTATACTTCATACAGGTCGATCTTCTCATTTACTGAAAGTGACCAGTTGAATCCCGCTTCACTAATTGTACGGAAGAAATCTTCGCGTGTTTTATTGTGCTGGTTGAATGCTTTGTGGAATCGGATAGCATCGATAGTTGCGTCTACGTTCCATCCCATGTCTTCAGCGGCGGTACGATTCTCAATCTTTTTGTACAACTGATATGGTGTAAGTCTTACTCTTCGGGCAAACTCCTCAAGGTTAGAAAAGTCGATGCGGATATCATCTGGGAAAAGCAAGTCGGAAAGGAACACGTGTTCTGGCATCCACCCAACATTTGACGGCCACATACCAATCCCTTTTCCGTAAAGAAGCATCTCTTCAAGGTCTTGTTCTGTATTGTAAAGGTATCCGGGCCATTCGCGGATCGCATGATCGAAGGCAATTGCAATGTTTTCAGAGTTAACTAATCGTTCTTTTTCGTTTCCAAATTTAGTAGTAATGGAGCAACAGGCTTGCCGTTCAGTAATCACATCGTAGTAACTTGACTTTTGGTTATCAACAATGAATCCCATCTGACCCCAGTTAACGTCTGATTGCCACGGCAATTTCTTTTCAGCAAGCCTGCTGTATCCAGTCGGGGGAAAGCGTTTGTAGGATTTGTAAATCCTAATACGTTTGTTTTCGCGTCCGACATTCGCAAGTTTTAAATTGTTTGCAATGTTCCATGCATGATTAGCACTAGCGATGCGTGTTTCTGGAGGTTCTCCATCTGGTCCTAGTGTGCGAAGCGTGAAGTTTTCTTGTCCAATTGAGATCATAATAGTTTATCGTTTACGATAGTTTGTTGAGTGATGCTCTATGTTTGTTACAAGAACTACACCGTCTTGCGCGAGATTCAAGTTTTGTTCCTAAAACTTTATCAGTTAGTTTTGCAGCACCATGAATGACACTTGCGATTGTATCACCTAAAGCCGGTTCGTACCAGCACCTGTCACTTGGCTGACGTTGACAAATTTGATCTTCGATCTGCCATGCTAAATCCTCTGGAACATGGTATGTGTTTGATAACATATCTTTCTTTGTGTTCGTAACGAGACGCTCCAAAGTTTCTCCGTAAACAATAGCAGGGAATGTAAGATTACCACGTGTAATCGTGTATTTGTAATACCACCCACCAACAGGGGCGCGTTTTTTATCTCTCAATTTCATCTTGCGTGAATAAAAATTTATTGCATTATGAGAATATGTCAAGAGGAAAAGGAATACAAAAATATGGGATTTCATTCCCAGAAAACATGGATGATCTAGCCATTGAACTCTACTGCTACTCAATCACCAGAGGTAATTATGGGAAGACTTACTGCATCAAAAATAATATTGATATTTCAGATTTCAAACTTCTCACTACATACGAACATTTCCTTAATGCTGTAAAGCTCCAATGGCCTACTGAAGTTGTTCTTCAAAGTAGAGGATACACCAATACTCAGATTCTTCGCACACTTGAGGAACTATGTATGAACGATGATACTGTCCTTGCTGGTGCGGCATCGATGGGTAAGTGTCTGGGAAAAGGAACGCCAATCAGAATGTTTTCTGGAGAGATCAAGCCTGTTGAAAATGTAAAGGCTGGAGATATTATTTGTGGTGATGATTTGACTCCAAGAAAAGTTCTTTCCACTACTTCAGGAAAATCAAAATTGTATCGCATTAACCCAATGCGTGGAGAATCGTGGGTTTGCAATGATTCTCATATTTTATCTTTGAAGGTTGGATATAATAAAAAATGCGGGTCTGGAAAATGGAGTCAGAAATGGAAGAAGGGCGAGATTATTGATATTCCAATTCAAGATTATTTGAGTCTTTCAAATGACAAAAAAAGAAGACTGTTGCAGTTTTCTGTTCTTCGTGATTGCACTGCTACCTCATTTGAAGTTGAAGATATTGGAGAAGGTGAATACTTTGGGTTTTCAGTTGATGGAAATCACAGATTTTTGCTTGGAGATGGAGTTGTAACGCATAATTCGTATCCAGTTGGATTATGGGTGTATCTTGATTGGTGTTCTGCCCCACATTGCACATCTTCTTGGGTTGCTACTACTACTCTTGGTGCGTCCGAAGATCGTATCTGGGGTATTATTTCTAAACTTTACAAGTCCGCAGCACAAAAGTATGGTAACTTAATTGACTATCGCCACATGATTGTTTGGGGCGGTGGAACAGGTGATGAAGAAAAAGATTACAGAAATGCTATCAAAGCTCTCGCTTTCCAGTCTGGTAACGAAGGACAGAAGGCGATTGATACTACACGTGGTCGTAAGAACGATAGAATTCGTCTTGCTCTTGACGAGTTGCCGGAAATGGAAATGGGATCGCTGACCGCAAGGGTCAACCTTTCTTCTAACAACGATGCAGTCTTTATAGGTATCGGAAACCCATCCGCTGGTGACAATCCTCACGCCAGATGGTGTATGCCTAAAGGCCAGTCAAACTTCGATACAGTCAACCCAGACTTAATGAAGTGGAATACAGAGACTGGCGTTTGCTTATTCTATAACGGATGTAAGTCTCCAAACTTTGATGCCCCTCCAGATGAACCGCCTCCATTCCCATTCTTGATGGACAGGAAGAAACAGGCAGAAATGTTGAAACAATGTTATGGTGATGAGAACGCAATTGATTATGTTCGCAATGCTATTGGTTGGTGGCCGAAGTCGGGGTTTGTGCAGACTATCCTCACGGCTGACCTTATTAGAAATGCTGACACACTAAACGAACCATTGTGGGATTCTGAAGGAATGATTAAGATTGCAGGATTCGATACTGCATTTACTGCTGGAGGTGATAGATGCGTACTTACTATTGCCAAACTTGGTTACGTTCGCGGAACTAAAAACAAAGTTCTGCATCTTGTTGACCAACACGTTATACAATTGTCAGCAAGAGAAGCGTCCGAGTTTGAAGTTCAGCTTGCTACAGAAGTTGTTAATTATTGCCGTGCTGCAGGCGTACAGCCACAGAAGTTTGGAATGGACGTATCTGGTGATGGAGGTCGAGTTGGTCAAGCTATCATCAGAGAATGGTTGCGCTACGATTCTAATGGTCATTCTATCGCACTTATTTCTTCAATGGGTAAACCTACTGATCGTATCGCCGCCGATGTCGATAAGCGTCCATGTAACGAAGTTTATGATCGATTGATATCTGAATATTGGTACTCAGCATATCATGGTTTTAAGAGTAGAGTTATCTATGGAATTGATCCAACATCAGAACTTTCACGCGAACTTTGCTTGCGTAGGTACAAAACCAAAAACAAAAAGATATCTGTAGAGACAAAAGATGATTATAAATCTCGTACAGGATTCTCTCCCGATTTGAGCGATTCGTTCCTATACGCACTTGAAATGTCTCGTCGTAATGGGCTGGTTTTTATCGGAAACGATAAAGTTGTTCCAACAAATAGATTCTGGGCTAAGGAAGAAAAGAAATTAGAATCATTCAGCGATGATGATTCTTACTCTGTAGACGATAATGGTGACTGGTAAACCACAACCATTAAGTTCATCCGTTTCTCACACGATGTAGGAATGAGTGCCTTACTTCTCATTCTTTGATTACTATTAATGGCTGTGGTAAATTGTAGCAGCCGAAAATATAAAGAACTACTAACTTAGTCTAAAATTCCTTCAAGTTCCAAGGTATTTGCTACTTCTTCTGGAATTACAATTCGGATGAACTTCTCACCATCCATGTATCCAAGAACTTCGGTCCTGCGAATATCTTTCTTTTTCACCCAACATTGATTGAATTGCTGGCGAAATAAAATTTTCTCTTTGTTTTCTTCAATGTGAAATCCTTCGCAAAGGATGCATGATTCAAATGTATTCATAAATTAAATATCCGTTTTCTCTAGCCCATTTTGGATTGTCGTGGATTCTGGTGTGACAGATACGGCAGACAGCCATAAAAGTACCCATGTTAGAAAGGTTCTTACCACGCTTAGACTTATGGTGGATGTCCGTTGCCTCTCCTCCGCATACTTCGCACTTGCCTCCAACATTCTGTAAATACGTTCGTCGAACTTCTGAGTATTCTTCATTCTTCTTCCTGCGCGAATCTGATACTGCTTTTAACTTTCCACCTTTTTTCTTGAACCCTGTTTTTGCTTTGAGCTGTGTCCTTCTGAGCATTTGTAGT